AAACCCATTTGGAGGACGATCATGGAAAAATTCAGCGAGAATGGAACTGAGAAAACAATTCTGGTTAAAAAAATCTATTGGAATAATAGATTAGATAAATTTAAACCTGTAAATATGTATGCTCATAGAATATTAAGAATATTGGGTGACAATAGAACTCACTTTACTATTGAAAATGTTCAGAAGTTACAGGCTACAGATTTTATAGTTGACTTTGTCAAGGAGGGTTTGTATGACTAATGCGACGATAGATATTAATAAACAAATATTAGATTATTTTAAATCTGGTAGAAAAATAACTAAAGTCCAAGAGAGTGAGAGGACTCTCGGAGAGTATGTTTGGTACAAAGAAACTTATCCAATTAATTATAAATTAAGATATAAAAATAGGAGAAAAAACTATGAGCGATAGCAGAGAAATGTTCCAACCAGTTATTTATTCTAAGAACTTTATAGATTATAAAGGTCATCTAACTGCTCCGAAAATCGGCAGTAAGTTTGCTATAGATATAAATATTAATAATGGTCAAAGAATATATAATGTTACTGTTGGCAGAAAGTGGATATATTTCAGAGAGTTATATGGCTATGGAGTTATAAAAAAATCTGCTTCAGAAGGTAAAAGAATATTAAATAATAAATACTGGCGTTCTGCCAAGTGGGATTGGTATAATAAAAATTGCACTGAGCAAGCAGAAGGCAAGATTAAGAAGTCTATTTATAAAAACTGGAAGCGAGACTACTAAACTATAATAACTTTAGAAGTCTTTAAAACCCTTCTAAACGAAGTGAAGAAGGGTTGTTAAAGACCTTCTAAGGGACCACCCTCAACCAACCACCAAGGAGAAATACCATGTTGATATTTGATTATCCAACTAAGAAAGAATTAAAAACTATGATCGGGGAACGCTTGAACTACAGAGAAACTTCTTTGTTTGGAGATGAATATAAATCTACAGGTAAGTTAATAGGTTGTAATAGACCTCACTTAACAGGGCATAAAAGAGAATTTTTTGCTGAAGTAACAATGCATGATGGTTTTATAACTGCAGTTAATTAAAGGAGAACGATGATGAGTAATGTTATTGATATAAAAAGTGTTAAGAAAAAAGATGAAGAGTTAAGTCCAGAAGATGCTGAAGCAATAGTAAATAAATTTATTGTTGAAGTAGGTGACAATATAGATCTTATATCTACAGCTTTAGATTCTATTGAGACTCATCAAATGTCAGGTGCAGTAGCAATGCATTTATTAATACAAGAAGCCTGTAAAAAATTAGATAATTGTACAATGGAACAGATTGAAGAAGGTGCTGATTATTATAGGAGAGGATTAGGAGTTATTAATACACACTAGGAGATTGTTATGTCTAAAGTTTTATATAAAACTGCAATAAATATAGTACCTAGACCTTACAAATATAAAGATATTACATCAGCTAATGCCAGTATTAAATGCCAAGATGATACTCATTATAGTTGTAGGATTATTACTATGAATGTTAATAATAAAGATATTTATTATGTAGATGTAATAGAAAAACATACAGGAAACTTTGCAGGTTATTTAGGAGAAGCTTATGTCTGATAATAAATGCCATAAATGTAAGATAACAACAGCAGTAGTGACTACTGATAATTACGAAGTTAAGTGGTGTGCTAATTGTTATACTCAATATTTGACAGCTAATTTAATTAAAGAGAGAACAAAATATGTTCAAAACACATAGCCCAAAAATAAAAGCTTTTGCTCAACGCAATCCAGATAATTTATTTTTAGTTATTATGATGGTTGTGTTAAGCATACAACAGAAGTGGTCTTTAGTAGGTGATATGTTACTAGACATGGACAAAAATCAAAAAAATTCTAAGTTTATTTGGGGTAATAAAAGATCTACTTATAACTACATGGTAAAGCATCAGCACTTTATCTTTGGACAAATGATGGCAGTGTTAAATTCTGTGCATCTAACTTCTTATGAAAAAGCCTACTCACTTATGAAAATATTTCTAAGAATAGATGGCTTGGGACTAGCTAAAGCAGGGTTCGTTTGCCAACTTACTGCAGGATTAGTAGGTTGTATGGATGTTCATAATATAAAAACTTATAACATCAAACCTAACTCACTGATATTAAACAAGAAGTTAACTAGTGAGAAAGGTATATTAAGTAACAACAATAAAATAAAACAGTACATTACAATCTGTCAAGATTATGGTACAGAAAATCTGTGGAACTCATGGTGTTCAATGATAGCAGCCTCATATCCTAAAGATTTTATTGACAGTAATCATGTATCAGAAGTTCACTACACTTACTTAACTGGAGAGTTTACTAATGACCTTTGAAACTAGGAGCAATACTATGCAAAATGTAACAGACATGTTCGCTAACAATCTTAATCATCTTGATTATGGAAGTGCTGATTTTGAGGTAGAAATGAAACCTCTAATGTTCACATCTGATACTTCATTTGGTGTTAAATTAAATGAAGTTAAGAAGAGAGCAATAGTAAGAACAGATACTTCACAATGTCTTGGAGTTGTTGGACCTAATTATAATCCAGTAACTCACAAAGAAATGATAAACAATCAACGCGCTATTATTTCTCGGAGTGATCTTAATATCAGAGATATTGAAGAAGATATTATTACAAACCCAAACGGTGCTAAATGTTTTGTTAAACACACTTTACCTAACCAAACTATTAAAACTCCAGAAGGTGACACAGCGTCCTTAACTTTCTTAAGTACCAATAGCTTTGATGGTTCCTTTAGTTTCATACTTTCCGTAGGAGCTAGGCAGTCTGCTTGTATGAATGGACAAATCTTTACTAGTGATTCTTCAACATTATATAAATCTAGACACACTAGAAGTTTAGACATTGAAAAGGGTGCTAGGATTATTACTTCAGGAATGGAAGTGATGACTCAACAACAAGAACTATGGGACGTTTGGTATAATACTCCTGTTGATTACGATATGATTGCCAATATCTTTGCGAATACTTTAGGTTTAGATGTTCTTGATCTGGACACCACCCCTTATAATAAAAACTGGCAGTTTCTCTGGGATATATACAATAATAGATATTGTCATTCCATGAATAATAATCTTTGGGCAGTCTACAATGCCTTGACTCACTGGGCTACTCATGCTCCATCTCAAAGAAAAACTTCTAGTATGCTAAATGTTACTAAGCTTAGAACAGCACAGGTAACTAAAGTTATATCAGATCCTGAAGTATTCTATCGTCAAAAATTGGTGGCATAGTTATGCATAATAACTTTTGGTTTTTTATTTACAGAGTATTCGGGGCTATAGTAATTACTATAGCTTCGTTTATTTTACTAGGCTTGGTGAATGTTTCACTTGGTTATATAATAACTGGGATGTAGGAGGTAGATCTCTAATGACTAAAAAACAAAAATTACGTCGTTACCAAATATCGGTCTGGTTCGATCGTTTTGTTGATGTCGTAGCTGACAACGAGGAAGAAGCCAAGAGGATTGCACAATCGAGAATTGATGAGCTTGTTGAAGACCTGTTGGTCACAAAAGTAAGTGCTTGGGACATGGCAATTGGCGATATGTTTTACCAACCCTTGGGGTCTGTCGAAGAAACGGAGACTGACGATGAAGAGGAGGCGTGGGATTGGGCTTTGACATCCAAAGACTACCCAAAGAAAAATAATGAGGAGGACATATGAGATTTCAAAGTCACGGTAAAGGAACCAATGTTTTTATAACTGATGCTTACTACTGGGATTGTGAATGTGAATTTGATTACATCCATCACATTAGTGATGTTGAAAATTGCATCGAATGTGGTGCTGATCCTAACGATCAACCTAATTCAAGAGTACTTGAAATTGTCAAAGCTTTTGATCCCTTTGAAAGAGCGGAACATGAATCTTTACTTCAGAAGGAAGAAGAATATGAATCGAGATAGAGATCCAGTAATGATAGACCTTAACCGTTACCTTATGACTCAAGAGGATGACTATGTGTCACCTTTAGAAGCAGAGATAAGGTATCAAGAATACTTAGCCGACAGAGATGAAGGAGAAAGAGATGACAATTAACAGAGCTTTGCATACTATACTAGATGAAGTTGAAATAGATGAGAACTATTCTGATAATAATATAGAGTTTACTAGATCATGGAATTATATTCTTGATAGACTAGGTGTATGTTTTGATTCACAAACTGGAAACTTTGTAACTCAAGATACTGGAGATGTAATATGAAGACTCAAAGAAACGAACTACAACATTTGTTTGTAAAAAGATCTTATAAATTTAATGTTCAAACCATAGAAGAAAAAGAAAAACAAAGTTTAAAACTTAAACAACAGACAATAGATTACCTAAACTCTGGAGGTAAGATAACTAAATGTCCTCCTTGTACGTTTAAAGATATAGTAAAGGTAAGTAACTATAATAAACGTGTTGCGGGGAAATAGATATGGCTTTTTCATGGGGAATATTTTGTGTTTTAATAGTTATAAATATAACAATATGGCTATTAGTAAGTTTATATTTAGATGATGGATGGGTTGAACTAAAGAAGCTAACTGATTATAAGAAAAGGAATTTATAATAATGCGTAGGAAATCGCCACATGAGTTACGAAATAAAAATAACTTTGTAGCTAAACACGCTTGTAAATTCAACAAATCTATGGTACAATCTAATAAGTATAAAGAAACTAAAAATGGATATGAGAAACACAAAAAGAATAAATATAATAAAGATAATGTTTAACAACGGTTTAACAACAACATACCTATGGAGGTATACACAATGGCAGTACTTAAAAATCGTCCACTAGTTTGGGCTTCAATCACTGTACCTAACACTACTTATGAGCCAGTATATTCGGTGAATGTTATAGTAGATGACGTTACAGCAAAAGACTTTGAATCCAGAGGCTTTAAGATAAAGCAGATGGAAGAGGGTCCAGCAGTTGTAGTTAAGCGTAAGGTCAATGGTCCTAATGGGTTGATCAGACCTGCACCAAAACTATTTGATAAGTCTAAGCAAGAGATAGATGTATCAGTTGGTAATGGTTCGGTTGGTAATGTTCAATACAAAGAGTGGGAAGTTACACGGCAGGGTCAGACTTACAAGGGTCTTGATTTACAGGCTGTTCAGATACTTGATCTAGTCACATACAATCAAGCAGGAGATGAGTTCAACGTAGAAGAATCACTTGAGGAGGATGATGAACTATGAGTAAATATCCTGAAGGAATATTCAGGAGTGATGAGGGAGACTTTGATGTCTCCCTTTTCACTTCCGAAGGTAAATTAAAATTTAAGTTAGCACAGAAAGCTTTGAGAGAACTGAGCGATCTTAGTGATAGGGTAATGATTCAGAGAGAAGCTTTACAAGCTTTGAGGACTGACATCATGGACTTAGAATGTAATCTTGATACTAAGATTATAGCTGAGAGAGCAAGGGATGAAGACGGTAAGTTTATTGCTGATGATCCTGATACACCAGATGTAAACGAAGCCTATGTTAAAATTGAATAAGAGGATTAACCAATGGCATTTGCCAAATATCATTTGCCCTGTCCTGAATGTGGAGGCAGTGATCCTGTCTCCATTAATGAAGATGGATCGGGGCATTGCTTTAGTTGTAACAAACATTTCAGAGACTATGAAGGGGCTTGTAATGGTGAGACATCAACAGCCCCGCCTCCTGTGGATATAAAACAATATAGGAATAATGCTATGAACCATGCAGAAGGAGAGTTTATAGCGTTGACAGATCGTGGTATATCTTTACAATCTGCCAAAGCCTTTGGGGTTAAGGCAGTAAAAGATTATAAAGGTAATATAATAAAACATCTCTACCCTTACTATGTAGCTAATGAAATTGTAGGTTACAAAGTAAGAGAACAAAACAAGATGTTCACATGGAAAGGTAGTGGACAGGACAGCGGTTTATTTGGGGAACAACTCTGGCCTTCTGGTGGTAAGTTTATCACTCTTGTTGAAGGTGAGTGTGATGCAATGGCAGCTTATGAATTGCTTGGTTCCAAATGGCCTGTAGTTTCTATTAAGAATGGGGCTTCCGCTGCAGTTAAAGATGTTAGACAATCGCTAGAATTTCTAGAGCAATACGATAATGTAGTTATAAACTTTGATAATGACAAAGCAGGTAAAGAAGCTGCTAAAAAAGTAGCTACATTATTAACTCCGGGAAAAGCTAAGATAATTAACTTACCTGATGAGTTCAAAGATGCTAACGATATGTTACGTAAAGGGTCGAGATCTGCTCATGCTTACACTTCAGCATGGTGGAACGCTAAGATCTATACTCCAAGTGGTGTACTCAATGCTAAAGATCTTAAAGATAAATACTTTAACAGAGAGACTAAAGAGTCTGTGCCTTATCCGTGGGAAGGATTAAACAAAAAGCTATATGGTCTTAGAGCAGGAGAGCTTGTTACTTTAACAGGCGGTACTGGTCTAGGTAAATCTAGTATTACTAGAGAATTAGAGCATTGGTTAATCACAAACACTGAAGACAACGTAGGTATCGTAGCCTTAGAAGAGCATGACATGAGGACACTTGACTGTCTGATGTCTATAGAAGCTAATGATAGGCTATACGTAGACCATGTTAGAGAAGGCCATGACCCCCAATATCTTAATGATATATACAATAGGATATATGATAATGGCAGGGTCTGGATTCATGCTCACTTTGGGGCTAATGATATAGATGCTATCTTTAGTAAGATTAGGTTCATGATTATAGGCTGTGGTTGTAAGTGGATAATAGTTGACCATTTACATATGCTTGTATCATCATCAACTGAAGGGGATGAGCGCAGAACTATTGATAGTATTATGACTAGGCTTCGCTCTATTGTAGAAGAAACAGGGGCAGGGATGATATTAGTTTCTCATTTGCGTAGAGTAGAAGGAAACAGAGGACATGAGAATGGAGTTACTGTAGGGCTTAATCACTTGAGGGGTTCTCAATCTATTGCTCAATTATCTGATTGTGTTATAGCTTTAGAACGTAACCAACAATCTGATGATCCTATAGAAGCTCAGACAACTCATCTCCGTGTACTCAAATCTAGATATACTGGTGATGTAGGAATGGCTACCCATTTGCTATATAATCAAGATACTGGTAGGCTCTCAGAAGTAGATGGTCAAGATTATATAGATGATGGAGAAGAGCTATGAGTTCTTTAGTATTTGACATAGAAACTGATGACTTAGATGCCACAAAGATTTGGTGTTTAAGTACCTGTGATACTAAGACAGAGGAGTTAAACTCTTACTATGGCAATACACTACAGGAAGGACTCAGTAAGTTACAAGATGCAGATAAACTTATTGGTCACAACATTATAGGCTTTGACATTCCTGTCATTCATAAGCTTACTGGCATTGATCTATCTGCTAAACCATTAGTAGATACCTTAGTGTTATCTCGTTTATTCAACCCAGTTCGGGAAGGCAATCATGGTCTAGAATCATGGGGCTTTAGACTAAAGTTTCCTAAGATTGAGTTTGATGATTATGGACACTTTTCTCAGGAGATGGTGACATACTGCGAGAGAGAT